GTGCCAATCACTGATTCTTCCACGCTCTCGCTGCGCATTGCTCAGACACTCCGGCCTCTGGGCATCATCCGCAGTATGCGTTCTTACTCCATCATTGCCGACTGCCTGCGGCTTATCTGGGAACAAGAGGACCGGCTGGAAGCTGTCCAGAAAGAGGTCTATGAGCCGATTGCTGACAAGCAATGCAGTGACTGGACGGCCATTCAAAGCACCATCCGGCGTGCCGCGCAGACCGCATGGCACACCAACCCTTCCCGTGTGCAGGAGCTGGCTGGCTATCCGTTGGACGGCTGCCCCAGTGCTGTACAGTTCCTCGAAATGCTGTACAACGATCTTGCACGCGGCTGATCACTTCAACTTGTTCATCGCGTCCAGCTTTTCTTCCAGCGGGATGTGAGTGTAGCCCAGCGTGACCGCATAGTCCGTGTGGCCCAGCACTTCCTTTATAATTGCCGGGGCGACCTTCTCCACAGCCAGCAGCGTAGCCGTGGTGTGGCGCAGGCAGTACGGCGTCATATCCGGCTGCAGGCCTACACGCTGGGCCATGTCGTGCCACTCGGCATAGAAGGTTTTCTCGTCCGCCTCACACAGGCGCTTGGTGCCGCTGCGGTAGGCCTCCCGCACAAGCGGCATGATCTTGTCCGGGAAAATGATCTGCCGAGCCTTGCCGGCGTCCGTTTTGATGCCGCCGGTGCAGTACTGCTCGGCCAGATGGGTATTTGCCTTCAGGATGGTCAGCATCTCACCGGTGCGCATTCCGGTGTAGGCCATGATGAGCCAGTACCGGCTGAACTCGTGGCCGGCATCGTAGTCCTGCCAGATCCGCTGCACCTCGTCCTCGGTCAGGGCGGTGCGTGTGCTGGCGCTGATCGGCGGCAGATCCAGCAGCTTGGAGTAATCCTTATCGGCATACTCGTACTTGAGAGCCAGCGTGTACATCTTGCCCAGCAGGGCCTTGATATCCCGCTTGGGGTAGTACCCGCCCTCTCGGGCGTCCACGATCGGCTGCAGGTGCGCATAGCGCAGGTTCCGGATCTTGGCGTTCTTCAGCGGCTCCAGCGCCGCCCAGGCTGTGCGGTAGTGGCTGGCCTTGTCCTTGCTCAGCTTGGGCAGGGTCTGCGCACAGATCATCTCCCACAGCTCCTGCAGGGTGGCATCCTGGGCAAACTCCTGCCCGTTCAGCACCAGCTCCCGCATCTCCGGCAGGGCCTGCACGGCATCCCGCTTGGTCTTGAAGCCGCTGCGGATCTTGTGGTAACGCACACCATCCTTATAGATGTTGATCTCAGCACGCCACTTGCCGGCATTGCCGTACTGGTAGACGCTCCCCTCCCCGTTCGACCGGGCGCGGGGCTTCCGTGTGGTCACCAGCTTTGCGCCGCACCAGCAGCACCATGCTGCACCGTCCGGCAGCTCCTTGTGGCATTTCGGGCATTCAAACATTCTTTTCACCTCCAGAAGGGTACACTTTGACAAGCCTGCCCTTTTGGAGTACAATAACAGTTGGTTAGGTTGTCTTGTACCCTTGTGGGCAAGCCATTCTGCAAACGCTCTCGGTGTTGGTAGCACCGGGGGCGTTTTTGTTTTGTTTGCAAGTCAAAATCATGCTATACTTTAGCATAATTTTGATGTATAATAATAACAAGGAAACTAATCGAAAGGAGCCATCTCCGTGAATTCCCTCAAAATCCACATAAAAGATAAATACTCTTTTATCGCCGTCAACGGCACCGAAATCAGCAATGTGCTTGCTTACGAAGTCAAGCAGGATAGTGATCACTGGGGTGCGCACGTTCGACTTGATTTCATTGCTGATGGTGACGTCGATCTTGACATCAGCCAGACAGCTTCGCCGCAATAACATCCTTTGCGATATCTGCCAGTGCTGTCAGGGCCACTGTTCCAAGCGCTTTTGCCCGCTTTTTCACCTTGTCCCATACCGTTGCGTCTCTGATCTGATCAAGAAAGCCGTGCCCTTTATAAGTCATTCCATGGACCGTCACACCAACGTGACGAATATAGCGGTCTTTCTCAATCTCCAGATAACCTGCATCACCCAGCATATAGCAGGCATAGCAGATTTCATCCTCTGTGTAGGCTGGCAGCTTCGCATGAAGCGTTTTCTCCGTGATGTGATCCGCCAGCCCTGCAGCCTCGACCTGCAGCAGCACATCACGGATACAATCCTGATTTAAAGTCAATTCCATTTTCCTCCTTTTCTGCCCGGTCATGCTGCAACATGGCCGGGCGTTTTTTGTTTTGTTCAACTACCGAGGATTCCTCGGCAACTCATAATAAAGCGACCCCGCCATGGTACGCATCATTGAGAGGCGTGGCGGGGTTTCACCCCACCCAGTGGGTCCAGCCCACGGCCTTGCCCTCGATCTGCACGTCGTTCAGTTCCGGGCCGGTGTAGACCATGGGCGCATAGGCGGCGTTTGCGGGCATCAGGGTCAGGGTGCCGTTCTGGTAGTACACCCGCTTGAGGGTGGCTTCCTCGCCGATGCGCACCGCGGCGATCTCGCCGTTCTCCACCTCGGGCTGGATGCGGATATACACCACGTCCCGATCATGGATGCCGGCACCCTCCATGCTGTCGCCGTGGCAGGTGAGGGAGAAATCGCACCGGATGTTCTCCGGCACGTCCACGATTTTTTCAATGTTCTGCTGGGCCAGGATGGGCGTGCCGCAGGCGATCGAGCCCACCAGCGGGATCTTCTTCATCTTGGGCATCGGCTCAAACCCCTTCGGGATGGGCCGGGGCGTGGGGGCGGTGGATCTATTGTCCTCGTCATCAATCCCAATCAGCCACGAGACCGATGTGTCCAGCACTTCCGCAAACTCTTTTACCTTCGATTGAGGGATATCTGCCTTACCATTTTCAATTTTGCTGATGGACGACCGGTCTTTATAACCCATGCGCTTTGCGAGCTCGTCTGTTGTCCATCCGAGTTCCAGCCGCCGGGATTTGATACGTTTATATATTTCAGACATTTCGGCACCGCCTTTCTATGGATAGAATACCACATCCGTGAATTAAATTCAATAAATTTTGAAGAATTCCGCAAAATATGTTGACTTTTGTTCCGCAAAGTGCTAATATCATCTTGCGGAATTTAATTCCCCAATCAAACAACGAAAGGAGGTTTTACAATCCATGACCGATACTAAAACCCTACGGGAAAGAATCGAAGCGAAAGGCCTGAAATTCAAGGCCATTGCTGAGAATCTTGGCATTACTCCTTATTGTCTCCAGCGCAAAATTAACAACGAGAATGAGTTCAAAGTCTCCGAAGTTGATAAGCTGTCCTCTATGCTTGGTCTTTCCCTGAGCGAGAAAGAAGCTATTTTTTTCTCTTGATTGCGGAATTAAATTCCGCAAATTCATTTCAAAGGAGGTGAAGAAGATGAAACAGATCTCGGATATTCCCACATATCCCGTGACGCTCTCCACTATGGAGCGCCCGCCCCGGAACGATGCAGAACGAGCAGTGCAGGGAATCTGCAAAACTTCCGACTGCAACGAGGTAGCAAAAAAGCTATCCAGCGGCAACTGGATAGCTTTCGATGCAGAAACTGCAGCAGACGGCTCTATCGTCTATGTTTTGGGCTGGGTGTAACATCAACGAGTTTCATTTCAATAAAGGGCCCCTCCGGTTCAGCCGGTTCTCCTGGCTGCTCCCAAAGCAGCGAACATTCTGTGTACTGCTTGTTAATCCCAGGCAGAACCACTTCACGTTCATGCCAAAGCGTCCAGCCACAGTTTATGTATCGCTGTGCATCTTCCCAATGCGTTACAACCACACGATTCATTATTTCCACCTCCTTCCCTGCTTTTTTCTATTTTACAGCAGGAGCGAGGTGCACACAAGGAGGTGAAGAAGATGGACAACAACAAAAAGCCCAGCGAACCTGTGGAAGAGGAACGCTGGGCGTTGAAAGATGTACCGACTTCGCAGCTTGTGGAAGAGTTGGTCAACCGGACTGGCGTGACGGCAGAGAGTAGCTGGTGGTGCAGAATGTCGAGCTACCATATCATAATTCGGATAAATCTGAATAAGGAGGATTGTCCACAGTGTTTACGCTAAAGTTGATTCCGATACTCTGGGCTGTCATCGTCTTGTGCAATCTGCTCACGAAGAAACTTGTGCCAGAACTCATGACGTGGTACCCAGTTTACTCCATCATTATTGGTTTGCTGACGACTGCGTTTCTTTTGTGTCTCGCAGCCTGACAACGATTTTATTCAAAAGTTCAACTTTCATACTGTGAAGATCTTGTGTTGCAGAGGTTCGCTTCACCAAGCGTTCCAATGACAGCATATCTTCTCGAAGCTCTTTTGGTGCATAATACATTGCCAGTGCTGAATGAGAGCCAAATTCGCTCAGATTATCAAGTGTTCCGGATTGGACAGCTGCGCCCGCCGCGCGGATATAGCCCTCATAGATTTCGCGTTCTCGCTTTTGCTGTGCTTCGCGTTCCTGATGTTCATACTCCAATTTTTTCATTTCAAGCTGATGTTGATTGTTGAAGAAGGCTGTTAAAGCCGGAGAAAACAATGCACAGATTGCTACAACCATCGCTACCAACGATGACCAGTCTGAAACAGACATTCCCGCATTTGCCGTAGGTTCCATTATTTCCACCTCCCTTCTGCCCCTCTATTCTACCGCAGAAGGGAACCGCTCACAAGGAGGTCAAACCCACATGAACGACTTAACCACATTCTCAAACCCCGAGTTCGGGCAGGTGCGCACCGTGGAGATCAACGGCACGCCCTGGCTGGTCGGCAAGGACGTTGCCATTGCACTGGGGTACAAGAATCCCCAGCGGGCCATCCGTGACCACGTTGATACCGAAGATCAAGGGGTGACCAAAACGGTCACCCCCTCCGGTGAACAGGAGATGCTCATCATCAACGAATCCGGCCTGTACAGCCTGATTTTGAGCAGCAAGATGCCCAAGGCCAAGGCCTTCAAGCACTGGGTCACCAGCGAGGTGCTGCCCGCCATCCACAAGACCGGCGCATACGAGAGCTTCCAGGCCAAGCAGCACATCGAGCAGCTGGAAGCCACCAACACCCGGCTGAACGCCGCCATTCAGGCCGTGAGCGAAGCCAAGGCCGCCCTGGCCAACGTCACGGCCATGCGTGACGACTTCATCAAAGACCGGGATGATTTCAAGGAACACTTCCAAAAATGGAAGTCCCTGTACGGCGGTGCCTGCGACCGGCTGCGCAGAGCGGAGAACCTTGTGCAGCAGGCGCAGGGCGAGCTGAACAGCCGCATTGACCAGCTGAGCATCGTGGCCTTTGGCCTGCCGGGCTTTGACGAGATCATGCAGACGGCAATGGAGATTGCCCTGCCGGACAAGAAGGAGGAATGATCTATGGAAAAGACCCCGTTCCCCACTACGCTGGACGAGCTGGAGACCTACCCCCAGCAGACCCTGACCGCCGAACAGGTGGCGCAGTTTCTGGGCTGCAGCGTGCAGTCCATCCGCAGCCAGGCGCAGATCGACGCCGGAGCCCTGGGCTTCCCGGTGATCCTGTACGGCAGCACCATCCGCATCCCGCGGCTTGGCTTTATCTACTTCATGCGCTATGGCCGCACCAGCGTCCAGAAGCGCAGCTACAAGTAAGGAGGACATTATGACCACCACAATTATCCCCGCCCGTGAACGGGCGCAGGCCCCCATCGGCCTGCCGTACATTGCGCCGCTCATGGCGCACGCTTGGTTCCGGTGCGATATCACCGCAGGGTCTGGCATCTACAAGCTGGGCCGAGATGTGGCCGGGCTCAAGTCCGTACCCATCCAGATCTTTGCCAACGGTGAGTGGCACACCGTCGTGGGCTGGGACACCGATAAGTGCTACCCCTCGTGGAAGCGAGGGCTGAATTTGGAAGAGGAGGAAGAGGCATGAGAATCAAATCCACCGTTTTGCAGGTGCTGGCCGCCGGGTGCTTCGGCGCGGGCCTGCTGTACGCCCTGGGCATTGAGGGCGGGGCCCAGATGGGCGGCACGATCACCGACGGCGAGTTCACCACCGCCATGGTGCTCATTCTGGCAGCCCTTGCCCTGATGCGCATCAGCTTTGCCGTGCAGGACGCCGAGGAGAAAGCCGGCAAGAAGGTCCACAAGGAGCCCCAGAACACCGTGAAGAGCCGGAAGAAGGTGGGCTGATGCTGAAAAAGAAGCTCATCAACCTGCTGTACACTCTGGCGCTCTACGCAAAGGACAAGCTGCTGGACGCCGAAATTTGGGCGCTTAAGTGCACTGTCCGGACGCTTGAGGCACAGGGCAGAATCCTCGACCGTGTCCTTAAGCTCACAAAGGAGGCCGACGCATGACCGCCAAGGAGTACGTCGAGAGCCTGCAGCAGAAGTACGGGCAGCTCTGCCAGCAAGACAGCAATGCTATGACAACGACCCGCTGGGCGTCTGAGCTTTACAAGCTCGAAGCACGAATTGAGGTCTATGTTCTTGTGCTTGAGGACTTGGAAGGTGTGCTGCGGCTCATGGAGGACATCCCCCATGGCTGACTTTGTCAACAACGTCCCGTGGTACACCGTGTGGGACGCCAAAACCGGCGACCTGCTGGCCAGCGGCACGGCTGCCATGTGCGCCCGGCGGCTGGGCTACGCCAGCGCCAACAGTTTTGCGTCTGCCGTCTCGCACTGGCTCAAGGACGGCAGGCAGCACGTCAAGTACATTTGTCAGCGGGAGCTCATCCCGCGCAGCGAGGTGGACAGCCTGACGCCACCCCGGAGAAAGGAGCCCCATGAAACTCACTGACCGCAAGGCCCATGTGCTGGCCTATCTGGTGCAGGAACTGCCCCTCAAGTGGCAGGACAGGGACTGTGTGGCACATCTGGCCGGGGCAGCTGCCAAGCTCAGCACGGCAGCTGCATCCATTGAGAGCAACGCAGCCTACTGCATCAAGACGGAGGGCTGCCTGGACGTCAACGAGCTGGAACGCATTCCCTCCAACTATATCCGGGAGGCCGCCATGTCCTGCGGCACGGCTCTTGCCTATCTGGAGCTTACCGCAGCCATGCAGGGCTGGGAACCCCGCCAGATCCTGAAGCTGGCCGATTCCGGCTATGAGCTGGCCCACGGAGAAAACGGCTTTGAAAAGCCTGCCCGCGAGCACGGCATGGACGAAGTGGGCTACCACTATGCATCCGCCGACCAGCGTGCCGAATGGATCAGAGTACTCTCCCGGCCCAAAAAGGAAGAGCCCGCCGGTGGTAACGACACCGACGAGCCCAAAGGATGATGGATTTTCTACTCACCATCATCCTGATGATATCACATCAGAAAGGATTTTACAAATGAAAGGTATTTTGATCGAGCCGGGCAAGTCCCCGGAAGTCACCTCTCTGCCGGACACCCTGCAGGGCATCGAGGCCCGTCTGCAGTGCCCCTGTGAGCAGAAGGTTTTGCCCCGCACGCCGGCAGTGCTGGTGTACGGCATCATGGGTAGAGACTTGAACCGCATCTATCGCGGCCAACACCTCTACGGCCCCATCCTGTGCTACGGCTGGCGGAACAACACCCTGCAGCCCCTGAGCAAAGATCTGCAGTCTGAGATGCTGGACCGCCTGAAGGACACGGAGGTGCGGGTATGATCATCAGCCAGAACAGCAACGATGTTTACTACGCCTATACCCGTGGGCGCTTCTGGCGCTGGGACGGATCCGCACGGGTCTGGAAGGAAAGCCATCTGCTGGCCCAGAAGTTCGACAAGGCCAAGGCAGCTGAAAAGCATCTGACCCCGGAAGCGTTTCTGACCGGCGATGAGTTCATCCCCATGGACGACTACGAGCTTCCGCAGTCGATGCTTACGGCCCTCAGGGATGCCAAGCCCTGCAAAAATGCCCCCATCGACCCAGTGGAAGAGGATTCTTCCTCGGGTGTTCCTGCTTCCTGCATCTGCTCTACCTGCACCTGTGGCGGGTGCAAAGAAGAATGCTTCGGAAACTGCCACAGCTGCGGCCATCCCGTGCAGGAGTGCAACAGCTATCAGACCGAAGGCGAAAAGCATTTAACTCCCGCTCACTCTGCGGATGTTGACAAACCGGAAGTGCCCGGAACCCAGACGACACAGAACAAGCCCCTGACCACGATCCCGGACGAGATCCGCCCGGCGTTTGATTATTCCGGGCTGGATGCACAGACCGTGGATGACCTGCACTTTGCAGAAAAGGAGTACCAGCACGGCAAAAAACTGGCCGAGCGCGGCCTCGTGCACATGGGTAATGCCATTGCTGCTGCCCATGATGCGCTGTGCGGAGTTGTCCAATTGTTGGACAACTCCAAGCACGGCAACCGTGGCGATGATTCTTTCCGGGCATGGTGCTGTTCCATTGGCATCACCAAGTCAACCGCCTACAACCTGCTGCAGGTCTCTGCCCTGATGGACGGCAGCAGCCCCCGCCAGCGGGCCATTCTGGAAGCCCTGCCGCCGACCCTGCTGTATGCCGTGGCGAAGCCCAGCGCCCCGCAGGAGCTGGTGGAAAAGGTCAAGAACGGCGAGGTTTCCACAAACAAGGCCTATCAGGATTTGCTGAAGGAGAACCAGCAGCTGCGCACTGACCGGGTGAACGCCATGAATCAGGCCGAACGGGAGAAACAGCGTGCCGATGCCGCCGAGGCTCAGAGGGATGCCGCAAACGCCGATATCTCCGGCCTGACCACAAGGGCAGAAAGGGCCGAAGCTGAACGGGACAAAGCCCGTGCTGACCAGCTGAGCACCGCCAAGGACTGCAACCGGCTGGGGCTGAAGGCCTCGCAGGAGAAAGACCGGGCGGACAAAGCCGAGGCCCGCGCCAAGACCGCCGAGGACGCCCTGAAAAAGCAGCCCATCACCGGAGTTGTGGACAAGGACGAAGTGAAGCGGCAGGCGGAGGCTCTGTCCCTCAACGCCGTGCAGGAAGCCCGGCGGCAGGCCGCCGAAGCGCAGGCCCGGCTGCGGCAGTATCAGGAGGACGCCGAAGGGCTGCTTGCCCCGGCACAGGCCTGTGCCCAGCAGGCGCAGTTCATTGCGGACAGCGTGCGGGCCATGTACCTGAACTGGTTTGGCAGCGCCGTTGCCGCCGACGCTTCGCTGGCCCAGATGGGCACCCCTTTGTATGCCGTCTGCGGGGAGATCATGTCCTCGCTGGAAGAAGAAAACACCATCAACCCCACTGCCGCCGGCAGTGAAGAGGACGCGGAACGGGAGGCGTTGTTTGAATGAAATTCGACTATAAAGCATTGATCCGGCTCATGAAAAAGAGCTACAAGGGCGGCGGCATCAAGATCATCCGCACCGAGCGGGAGCTCCGGGACTGCTTTTTCCTGTCCGGTGCCGGCTGGGCCCTGCTGATCCCCAAGGAAAAGTGCCCCGGCGAGGTCACCGGCCAGATCGTCACCTGGCTGGCCGACCTGCCCCGCATCGGGTATGCCGCCTGGGTGGTGAAGGGCTTTGACCCAAAGCCCCTGGAACCCGCAGAGCGGGACCTTGCTATTGCGGACTGCACCGCCCTGACCTACAATCTGGGCATGAAGCCCCTGCCCCTGCGCACCGAGACCGAGTTTCTGGTGCAGCTGGGCAATTTTGAGACCGCCGCTTTTGATCTGGACGCTTTTGCCGTGGTGGACGGCGGGGCAAACCTGGGTGCCTTTGACCCCGGCGTGATTTTAGCCCGCTGGACAGACGAGGACACCGAGGCATGGTTCTGGATCTGGAACGATATCACCAACGTGTCTGAGATCGCCCGCACGGCGGCATCCGCCTGCCGCGTCTGGCACACGGAAAAGGAGAATTGACATGGTAGAAGTAACTGTTGCCACCCGTGAAAAATCCAAGCTCCGCATTGCGCTGGCCGGCGTGTCCGGCGGCGGCAAAACGCTGGGCGCCCTGCTGCTGGCCTCCGGCATGACCGGCGGGGATTTCAAGAAGATCTGCCTCATTGATACTGAGCACAAGCGCGGCCAGCTGTACGCCAACCGTTCGGATCTGGGCATCGGGGCCTTTTATTACATCGAGCTCACTCCGCCGTACTCCCCGGCCCACTACAGGGAGGCTGTGGACGCCGCCGTACGCACCGTCGGGCCGGAGGGCGTGGTCATCGTGGACAGCCTGTCCCATGCCTGGAACAGCTCCGGCGGTGTGCTGGAGATCAAGGCCGGCATTGCCGCCCAGCCCAACAAGAACAGCTATACCGCCTGGGACGAGGCCGGCCGCATCCAGAACGATTTCATCAACTACCTGCTGTCGGTCAACTGCCACACCATCTGCACCCTGCGGGTCAAGCAGGATTATGTGCTCACCGAGAACGACCGCGGCAAGCAGGTGCCGGTGAAGGTGGGCATGGCCCCCGTGCAGCGGGACGATGTGGAGTATGAGTTCGACCTGATGCTGAACATCGGCCGTGACCACGTTGCCACCGCCAGCAAGGACGTGACCTTTCTGGACGGGCTGAACGCGGTCATCACGCCGGAGCTGGGCAAGCAGCTGGCCGACTGGGCCAACGAGGGCAAGGAGCCTGTCCGCTGCGAAGCCTGCGGGCATCTGGTGTCCGCCACCGGCAAAATGACCCTTGCCCAGCTGGCAGAGTTCACCCGCAAGACCTACGGCAAGTGCCTGTGCGCCGCCTGCGCTACCAAGGCAGAGCGTGCCCGCCGTGCCACCGAGAAGGACAAGGAGGCCGCCCATGAGGCCCAGTGACACCCGTGTCCGGCAGAAAAAGGACCGGCTGCAGCAGGCCCGCAACGCCCGGGGCAAGAGCTGGCAGGACGATCTGCTGGCGGTGCTGGGCGGCATCCCACAGGCATGGGCACGGCTCTGGCCCGCCGACTGGGGCGGCCAGCCCTACGACATCGAGGCCACCATCGACGGCCGCAGCTGGGGCATTGAGTGCAAGCACATTGCCAAAGGGAACCTGCCCTTTTCGGCCTTCCGCCCCAACGAGGTGGAGAACCTCTCCCGCAAGGAGGACGCCGGCGGCATTGCCGTGGTGGCCGTGCGGCGGGACGCCCCTGCCGTGGACTGCTTCTTCCCGTGGTACTACATCCGGGACGCCATCGAGAGCGGCGAACGCGGCAGTGTGAAGCTGGAGGGCCTGCCCACAGACCTGCTGAACGTGCTGGAGGTGGTGCACCCGTGATCTACACCCTAGATGGAGAGCTGCACCTCTCCGATGTGCCCACCCCGCTGCTGCACCAGCTGATCCGGGAGCTGACCGTGCCGAACCCCCGCTACGAGAACGCCCTGCGGCTGGGCCGCCCGGCCTGGAACATTCCCAGGACCATCATGCTGTACGAGATCAAGGGCAACGCCCTCACGCTGCCCCGGGGCATGGCCGAGGAAGTCTGGCGGCAGCGCCCGGCAGGCACCGTGTCCAAAGACAGGACCCTGCGGGGCGAGCCCTGCGCCTTTGAAAAGGCCGGCTTTACCCTGCGGGACTACCAGAAGCAGGCCGTGGACGCCGCCCTTGCCTGCAAATGGTGTCAGGGCGTGCTGGTGGCCCCCTGCGGGGCCGGCAAGACCGAGATCGGCATGGCGCTCATCGCCCGGCTGGGGCGGCCAGCCCTCTGGATCACCCACACGCTGGATCTGGCCCAGCAGGCCAAGGAGCGTGCCCAGCTGCGCCTTGGTCTGGACGACCGGGAAGTGGCCGTGATCTCCGGCAAGAGCAAGCGCCTGGGCACCAAACTCACCATTGCCACCGTGCAGAGTTTGTACCGCATGGAGCTGGACGAGCTGTCCCGCACCGTGGGCGTGGTGATCGTGGACGAGTGCCACCATGTGGTCAACAACCCGGAATCCGCCAGCATGTTTGCCGCGGTGCTGCGGTGCCTGCCCGCCCGGTGGCGGTTCGGCCTGACTGCCAGCGACCAGCGCAGTGACGGCCTGAGCGAGACCATCTTTCAGGTGCTGGGCCCAAGGGTGGCGGTCATCGACCCCGGCCAGCTGGAACAGATCACCATCACGCCCCGGGTGGAGACCGTGCCCACCGCCTTCGTGTACACGCCCCGGGCCAACGAGAGCCCCATCGACTATGTGCGCCTGATGCACCACATGGCAGCGGACGAGGCCCGGATGCACACGGTGGAAACGGTGCTGGACCGTGCCATCACCGAGGGCACCAGCTGGCTGGTGCTGGCCGCCTCGCTGGCCGTGCTGGAACGGCTGCACCGGTACGCGCTGGACCTGGGCCTTGCGGCAGAGTTCGTCTGCGGCAGCACCAAAAAGGCTGACCGCCAGCAGGCCCTTGCCCGCATGAAGAACGGGCAGGCGCGCATCCTGTTTGCCACCTACCAGCTGGCCAAGGAAGGACTGGACATCCCCCGGCTGGACCGGCTGGTGCTGGCAACGCCCACCCGCAACAAGGTGATCGTGCAGCAGAGCATTGGCCGCATCCAGCGCCCGGCCCCCGGCAAGACCGAGGCGCTGGTGCTGGACATCGTGGACGAAAAGACGCCCCAGCTCCTGACGCAGTACAAGCAGCGCCGGAGCCTTTATAAAAAGATGAACATCACAGAAAAGGAGTAACTACTATGAGCGAACTGAACTATGCAAGCACCCTTGCCGCACTGGATGACGAATTTGCCTCGGCCAGCGCCAGCACCGGCTCCGGCAGCGTGCCGGTGGGCCGTTACAACGCCATGATCAAGGAGGCCAAGATCGTGGCCCGCACGGGCGGCGGCCTTGCCCTGAGCGTGTCCTTTGTTGTGACCGAGGGCGAGTACAAGGGCCGCTATGCCTTTACCAGCTACGGCCTGCACAAGAACGGCCTGCCCTACTTCAAGGGCTTTTTGCAGACCATCCAGCTGCCCCTCGAACGCCTGAGCGAGCTGGAGCAGATCCTGCCGCAGTTCACGGGCCGCCGCTGCGCCATCAATGTGCAGACCGACAAACAGAACCCCCAGTACACCCGCACCTATGTAGACAAATATCTGGGCATGGGCGACATCCACGAGGTGCTGGGCGCATCCGCTCCGGCAGCCGACGCGGAGGGCTTTACCCCCGCCGAGGATGACGGCGACATGCCCTTTTAACCGGAGGTGCCCATGCTCGAACAGTTCCCGCAACCCTTGAAAGAGGCGCGCCGCTGGGTCTGTTTCGATGCTGCCAAAACTCCCATCAACCCCGCCACCGGCAAGAATGCCATGCCCAACGAGCCCTCCACCTGGGGCACGCTGGCAGCGGCACAGGCCGCGGTCACCCGCTATGGCCTGCGCGGTGTCGGGGTGCTTTTGGGAGATGGGCTGTGCGGCATCGACATTGACCACTGCCGGGATCCGGCCACCGGGGCCCTCTCCGATATGGCGGTGCAGATCATTGCCCGGATGGACAGCTACACCGAGGCCAGCCCCAGCGGCACCGGCGTGCATATCCTGTTCACTGGCACAAAACCCGCCGGCCCCTGCCGCAAGAGCAGCATCGGGCTGGAAATGTACGACGGCGGCCGGTATTTCACCGTGACCGGCAACGTGCTGGAAGCAAAGGCCATTGCCGAGCGCACCGAGGCCTGCGCCGCCGTCCATGCGCAGTATCTGGCCAAGCCCGAACCCGCCGGCACGCCCGCCCCGGCTGTGGTGTGGCAGGCCGTGGACCGCTCCGACGAGGAGATCCTGCACACTGCCTGCAGCGCCAAAGACGGGGAGCGCTTTGCGGCCCTGTATGCCGGCAGCTGGCAGGCCTACTACGCCAGCCACAGCGAGGCGGATCTGAGCTTCTGCAACCTGCTGGCCTTCTGGTTCGCCGCTGACAAGGCCCGCATGGACCGGGTGTTCCGTGCCTCCGGCCTCATGCGCCCCAAGTGGGACCAGCGCCGGGGTGCCAAGACCTACGGCGACGCTACCCTGGACCGTGCCGTGGCCGACTGTCAGGAGGTGTACACCCCGCCCCCGCAGACAGCAGACGGCGGCCCGGCCTTTGCGGATCAGGACGAAGCCCTGCGGGCCCTCAATGCCAAATACACCGGTGTCGGCAGGGAGCAGGCCCCGGCCAGCGCGCCGGCCCCCGGCGTCAAGAGCTACTCCATGGACGACACCGGCAACGCCCGCCGCTTCCGTGACCGGTACGCCGACCGCCTGCGCTACAACCCCACCGACAAGTGCTGGCTGGTGTGGGACGGCACCCGCTGGCAGCGGGACGACCTGGCCACCGTCAAGCGCTTTGCAGACGAGATGCTGGATCAGATGGACAAGGCCTGCTTTGGCATCCGTGATACCGACAACGCCGCCGCCCAGCGCAGACACGTCCAGAAAAGCCGCTCCAGCCGGGGCAAGGAGGCCTTTCTCAAGGAGGCCCAGCACCTGCCCGGCATCCCCATGCTGCCGGAGCAGTTCGACCGGAACCGGGGCCTGCTGAACGTGCAAAACGGCATCCTGGATCTGGCCCGCCGCAAGCTGCTGCCCCATGACCGGGAAAAGTATATCACCCGTCTGGCGCAGGTCATCTATGACCCGGACGCCGCAGCGCCCACATGGCGGGCGTTTCTGGATTCCGTCACCGGCGGGGACAGGGCTCTGGCCGAATACCTGCAGGTGATGACCGGCTACTGCCTGTCCGGCTCCACCCGGGAGCAGTGCATGTTCTTTCTCTACGGCGACGGCTCCAACGGCAAATCCACATTCCTGGAGGCGCTGGCCAAGCTGTTCGGCGATTACGGCATGAACGCCCAGGCCGAGACCATCACCAGCGCCCGCAGCCGCTCCTCCGGTGCCGCCCGCAGCGACGTGGCCCGCCTGAAAGGGGCCCGCCTTGTCACCATCGAGGAGGGAGATCAGGGTGCCATGCTGGACGAAGGTCTGGTCAAGCAGATGACCGGCGGCAACACCATCACGGCCCGTTTCCAGTACGGCAAGGAATTTGAGTTCCGGCCCGAGTTCAAACTGGTCATGGCAACCAACCATCTGCCCCGCATCCATGGCACCGACGTGGGCATCTGGCGGCGCATCCGGCTCATCCCGTTCACCCAGTGCATCCCGCCGGACAAACAGGACATGCTGCTGCCCCAGAAGCTGGAAGCGGAGCTCTCCGGCATCCTCAACTGGGCGCTGGACGGCCTGCAGAAGTGGCTTGCCCTCAGCAAGGGCGGCAAAAAGCACGGTCTGCCCGCCTGTGCTGCTGTGGATAAGGCCGTGGACGCCTACAAGCAGGATCAGGACCGCATTGCCGCCTTTCTGGCCGACTGCACCGAGCCCGCCGAGGGCCAGACCGTGCAGGCCAGCGTGCTGTTCCGCACCTATCTCAACTGGTGCAGCGACAACAACGAGAAGTGGCGCATGGCCAACAAGCAATTCGGCATCGAGGTCAAAAAGCACTACGAGGTGCGCAAGGGCATGTACTACAACGAGTATGTGGGCATGGCCCTGTCTGAGGAGGGCCTGCGCTGCATGGCGCTGAACCGCGGTGCAGAGCTGCCCGCCCGCAGCACCCAGGGCCCGCCGCTGTACGAACAGACCCGCCTGAAGAACTGAGTATGGAGGGAATGGAAGCAAAGGAGCCTTTCCGGGGACTTTCCTATATATTCTATTTTTTTGTTTCCCTACTAGGGAGTTTTCGGAAATAGGTTCCTACCCTCCATACCCTCCATAGAAAGGAGAAAACGAGTTTGACCTACGAAGAGAAAAGACGCTGGCTCAGTCGGTACGGGGACGCTATGGTAAAGGCCAAGCACCTGCGAGATGATTTAGATGAAGCAGAACGTGACACCGGTTGTACCACGCAGCAACTGACCGGAATGCCGGGCGGCAGCGGTGATGGGCAGAGTCTGGCACGAACTGTAGAACGTATTGAACAAGCCGAGAAAGCCTTGAATGCACAGATCATGCTGTGTGATGATCTCCACGCCGAACTTATGGCCCGACTGGAGGATGTGGACGACCCGAAGGATTACGAGGTCCTGCGGCTGAAGTATCTCCGCTTTCAGGACTGGGAGCAGATTGCACAGAAGATGAGCATCTGTGTACGGCAGGTTTACCGTCATCACCGTAAAGGTGTGGATGCTTTGGAACTGTGACAGATGTCAGTAAAACGTCAGTACGACGTCAGTGACATGTCTTTGATTTCATGATAAAATAGTATCATCGCAAGAGCCCGCAGGAAAGGTTTACTCCCTTCAATCCTGCGGGCTTTGTGCTGCCCGGCTGCGACAGGGGAACACACATTTACTCACCCAACAGCCTGAATGTACCAGCCGGGCTTCTTTGATATTTCCGCCGTCCGCAGGGGCGGCTTTTTTCATACCCCCGGGGCCTGCAAAGACCCCCGGGGTCATTTTGTACCCCGGCCTTTCAAAACACCCCCTGCCTGCAAAAGGCCTCCTCCCCCTTGAGGAGACCGGCAGGCAGCACACCCCAAGGAGCTGCCCATGGCAAAGACTGTTGCACGCCCGGATCGGGACGGCACCCACCGGCTGGCGTTTGAACGCAACAAGAAAAAGATCTACGCCACCCAGACCGTGTGCGGCATCTGCGGCAAGCCTGTGGATTTCAGCTACAAGTTTCCGCATCCGCTTTCGCCGTGCATCGACCACATCATTCCGGTGGCCAAGGGCGGCCACCCCAGCGACCTCGCCAACCTGCAGCTGGCGCATTTCTGGTGCAACCGGCAGAAGAGCGACAAGCTGTTTACGCCTGTGGAGCAGCAGACGGAGCCGGATGCAGATGCCTCCATGGCCCTGCCGCTGAGCACCGACTGGACGGCGTACCGCAGCCGCTGAGACGGCCCGCAGCGCCGCCGGGACACGCACGCAGGGACGGGGGGCATCCCCCTCCCAGGGGGCCCTCTGACCTTCCCAGACCGTACTGTGAATATTTTCTCGTGAAAGGAGAATCCACCGCCCATGACCGACCTGAAAGGCATGGCCTATCTGCGCCGCCGCCTGAACCAGAAGCGCAGCCGAGTGCTGACCCGCTACAAGTATTACGAGATGAAGAACGCCGTAAAGGACTTTGGCAAGGTCACCCCGGATGAGTTCCGCTTTTTCAGCGAGACGCTGGGCTGGTGCGGGAAAGCTGTGGACGCTCTGGCCGACCGGCTGGTCTGGCGGGAGTTCCGGGACGATAACTTTGACCTGAACTCCATCTACCAGATGAACAACGCAGACACCCTGTTTGACAGTGCCGTGCTGTCGGCCCTCATTTCCAGCTGCTGCTTTCTGTACATCAGCCCGGACGGCAGCGGCTACCCCCGGCTGCAAGTCATCGACGGCGGCAATGCCACCGGCATCATGGACGAGGTGACCGGCCTGCTCACGGAAGGATATGCCGTTCTGGCCCGCGACCCGGAAACGGACAAGCCTCTGCTGGAGGCCTACTTCACCACGGGCAGTACCTGGTATTACCCCAACGGCCAGAAGCCGTATCAGGTGCCCAACCCCGCCCCGGCCCCGCTGCTGGTGCCCGTCGTGTACCGCCCGGACGCCAAGCGGCCCTTTGGCCACAGCCGCATCTCCCGTGCCTGCATGGGCCTGCAGCAGGGAGCCCTGCGCACCCTCAAGCGCAGCGAGATCAGCGCCGAGTTCTATTCCTTCCCGCAGAAATATGTGCTGGGCACCTCCAGCGACGCCGAGCAGATGGACAAGTGGAAGGCCACCATTTCCAGCTTTCTGGAGTTCACCAAGGACGAGGACGGCGACAAGCCGGTGGTGGGCCAGTTCACCCAGCAGAGCATGAGCCCCTACACCGAGCAGCTGCGCACTTTTGCCGCGCTGTTCGCGGGAGAGACCGGCCTGACGCTGGACGATCTGGGGTTCGTCACCGACAACCCGTCCAGCGCCGAGGCCATCAAGTCCAGCCACGAAAGCCTGCGCCTGGCTGCCCGCAAAGCACAGCGCACCTTTGGCAGCGGCTTCCTGAACGCCGGGTATCTGGCCGCCTGCATGCGGGACGGCATTGCCTACCAGCGTCAGCAGCTCTACCTCACCCGCCCGGTGTGGGAGCCGGTGTTCGAGCCGGACGCCGCCACCCTGTCCGGCATCGGGGACGCCGTGGGCAAGATCAACACGGCCATCCCCGGTTATTTCGGTGCGGAGAACCTGCGGGACCTGACCGGCATCCGCTCCGAGAGCTGAGGAGGCACCCATGGCCGACAAGGACATTGCCCCGGAGCTGCTGGAGCGCATCCGGGCCGACTTCCGGGCGCTGCTGGGCGACGCAAAGCCCGCCGCCGACACCTACGCTGCCGCTGCGGATTACGCCGAGCTTGTGGGCAGCGCCCTGGCCGAGGCCTTCCGCCGCAACCTGACCGCCGACGCCCTGCCGGACGGCAGGCTGTACTGGAACATTGCCGACCGGGTGGTGCGCCCCCTGCTGGAAGAGGAGCACCTGCTGGTGGCGGACGCTTCCGCAGCGGTGCAGCAAGCACTGAACCGGCAGGCGAACCTTGGCATTGCCCCGCAGCGGGCCGTGCTGAACACCGACGCCGTGAACGGCCTGCTGAACAAAGTGTCCATGGCAGAGCAGTTCAAAGATGTGGCGTGGGCACTGGACGAGCCGGTGCGCACCTTCTCCCGCATGGTGGTGGATGACACCCTGAAACGCAACGTGGATTTTCAGGGCAAGGCCGGGCTGCGGCCCCGGGTCATCCGCACCGCTGAGAGCCACTGCTGCAAATGGTGCAGCGCTCTGGCCGGTACTTACGATTACCCCCATGTGCCGAAAGATGTTTACCGCCGCCACGAGCGCTGCCGCTGCCGGGTGGAATATGACCCCGGCTCCGGTCGCCGGCAGAACGTGTGGAACAAGACGTGGACAGACCCGGAAGAACGTGATAAAATTAAAGCCAGAAAGCAGGTTCCTTCTGCTTTGCCTACGGGTGTACGCCCTCGATCCAGCGGTGAAGTTGGTTTTACAGACGGCGACACCACCATCAACAGCGTTGAGCCGCTTGACTTTTCCAATAAGGCTTCTATAAACCGGCAGCTTATTACGTTTTTGGAACAGCACAGCAACTCTCCTGTGGAACATGCCATTGTGTTTTCTCCGGATGGTCATGTTTACCGGCTTACCGGAACACATGCTACTGTAAACACTGCACTTATTGGAGAAGATTCTCTAATGGGTAGTATCGGTGCGCATAATCATCCGGTCTGGGAGGGCTTTCTTTCCGGTGATTCTTTCAGTATGGACGATGTTTGTTTTTCTGTCGAACATAAAACTGGCACAGAGTTTCTTACGACCGGAAACCGCCGTTACTCATTTGAGTACACTGGAGATCTGAACCGCGAAGAAATAGCCGCCGCGTATAAAGCGGCCCGTCTGGAAGTTCAGAATCGTATTTTTGATGCAGGAGAAAGCATTGAGTTTATCCAACTTGAAACGATGCGGATCCTGGCTGGCAAGTTGAAAGGGTTTGATTTTCATGAGCTCGTTTGATGAAGAGTGGAAAGAACTGCGTGCCTGGTATTCAGAACAGCAGGCTGTGTGTGAACAGGAAGCTGTAGCTGAGCAGGAAAAACACGGCCTACGACGTGACAGTTTGGCAAATGACCGGATGCAGATTGTTCATCAGGAATTTTTGAAGAAAAGACGCGAGCTTTACGCAAAGTATGGAAAGTCAGAGGCTTCTGCAGCACCTGCCCCTGCCAAAGAAGCGCCAAAAAACTACCAGGCAGATCTTTATAAAATCCTCTGTCAAAAATAAATTCATGCTGTTGAACCACGATGCACACGCACCGTGGTTTTCTTTTACCCAAAATCAGAAAGGAGAACCCTATGAAAAAGATTCTTCTCGCCCTTGCACTGGTCGCATCCATCCTGCTGTGCGGCTGTTCGGAAGCAGATAAGGCCAACGCCAACATTTCCAAGCAGGCAGATTACTTTGAAAGCGAGCGTAAGATCACCGTCTACAATGCCCGCACTGATAAGGTCATTCTGGAAGCCGAGGGCTACATGTCCATTTCCAACAACTCGAACAATGAGCTGGTCTGCACAGTGAAAATTGGCCCCGATACCTATCGCAAGAACTACATCTATCTGAACGACTACACCATGTATGTGGTGGAGGACATCACCGGCACTCATACCGATCCGTATCACTACAAGCTCTATTTCCATACTGACATCCTGCCCAGCGTGGAAGTTAAGCCGTAAGCTCTTTCCCAGCACCCACAAGCACTGTGCAAAAAATGCACGGTGCTTTTTTCATGCCGTTTTAGCTCATGTTGGCAGAGCCGTGGTCTCCAAAACCACAGGTCACTGGTTCGATTCCAGTAAACGGTGCCATCATTTTCATGCAAAGGAGGAACCCAGCCCACCATGCCGCGGACGCGAAAACAGACAGCCCCGGCAAGGCTGGGGCGTCAGACGCCCACCGCTGCCGTGGTGCTGCCCTACACCAAAACCTTCGGCCAGGACGCCATCGACCTGTACAACTCCACCGGGCGCATCGCCCAGCAGTGGCAGGAGCTGCTGCTGTATGACATCCTTGCCCGCAACGAGGAGGATCTGTGGGTGCATACCAAGTTCGGCTATGCCGTGCCCCGCCGCAACGGCAAGAACGAGATTGCCGCCATCCGGGAGCTGTACGGCCTGCAGCAGGGCGAGAGCATCCTGCACACCGCCCACCGCACCACCACCTCCCGGGCCGCCTGGGAGCGGTTGTGCCACCTGCTGGACAAGGCCAAGATCCCCTATAAATCCATTCAGGCCGTGGGCCGGGAGCACATCCAGCTGGAAGAGGGCGAGGGCCGCATCGAGTTCCGCACCCGCTCCTCCAAGGGCGGCCTGGGCGAGGGCTTTGACCTGCTGGTCATCGACGAGGCCCAGGAGTACACCGACGATCAGGCCAGTGCCCTGAAGTATGTGGTCACTGACAGCGAGAACCCGCAGACCCTGTTCTGCGGCACCCCGCCCACGCCGGTGTCCTCCGGCACGGTGTTCCTCAAAATGCGCAACGCCGCCCTGCGGGGCGACACGCAGAACACCGGCTGGGCCGAGTGGAGCGTGGAGCAGCAGACCGACCCCCACGACGTGGAGGCCTGGTATCAGACGAACCCCAGCCTCGGCACCATCTTCACCGAGCGCAGTGTGGCGGATGAGATCGGCGATGACCCCATCGACTTCAACATCCAGCGTCTGGGGCTGTGGCTTCGGTACAACCTCAAATCGGCCATCAGCCGGGCAGAGTGGGACGAACTGAAAACCGACACCCTGCCCAAGCTCACCGGCAAGCTGTATGCCGGCATCAAGTTCAGCACCGACGGCACCAGCTGTGCGCTGGCCGTTGCGTGCCGCACCAAAGACAACGCTATCTTCGTGGAAGCCATCGGCTGCCATCCTACCCGGGACGGCAGCGGGTGGCTTCTTGATTTTCTATCCAAAGCCGACCTAGCCGCCGTGGCGGTGGACGGGGCCAGCGGGCAGCAGCTTCTGGCCGACGCCATGAAGGCCGCCCACCTCAGGTCCCCCGTGCTGCCCACGGTCAAGCAGGTCATCACCGCCAACGCCGCCTTCGAGCAGGCCCTTTTTGCGCAAGCCCTGTGCCATGCCGGCCAGCCCGGCCTTGCGCAGGCTGCTTCCAACTGCGAAAAGCGGGCCATCGGCTCCAACGGCGGCTTCGGTTACCGCTCTCTGACCGAGGGCGGCCACATCGAGCTGCTGGACAGCGTGATCCTGGCCCACTGGCAGTGCGCCGAGGGCAAGGGCAAGCGCCGGCAGCGCATCCGCTATTAACAGGCCACCCGGGCCTGTTTTTTTGTTGCCATAAAGGAGGGTATTCCATGGCAGAAGCATTTGAACCCATTACCACGCAGGAGGCGTTTGAGGCCGCTGTCGCTGACAGGCTGGCCCCTTACGCCGACTACAACGACCTCAAGGCCCAGAACGAGGCCCTCGCCGGGCAGGTGGCGGAGCTGAACACCCGCTGCCAGACCTACGAGACGGACGCGCTCAAGACCCGCGTTGCCCATGAGGTGGGCCTGCCGTTCGACCTGGCGGGCCGCCTGACCGGCTCCAAGGAGGAGGACATCCGCAAGGACGCCCAGAACCTGCTGCAGCTGATCAAGCCCAAGACCCCGCCCGCACCCCTGCGCGGCGACCCCGACCCCAGCGGCAGCGGCAAAAAGGCTGCCTGGCGCAGTTTCGCAAACCAGCTGATGAACAACGAGTAAAGGAGAACACATCATGGCAGATATTCTGAGCAAAGGCTCCCTGTTCCCGGAGGAGCTGATCCCCGGCTTTATCCAGAAAACCACCGGCGCGTCCGCGCTGGCCAAGCTCTGCGGCGCAACGCCCATCGCCTTCAACGGCCAGAAGGAATTCACCTTCACGCTGGACAAGGAAGTGGACATCGTGGCAGAAAACGGTGCCAAGGGCAAGGGCGGCATGACCGTGGAGCCCATCACCATCGTGCCCATCAAGATCGAGTATGGTGCACGCGTGTCCGACGAGCTCCTGTACGCTTCCGAGGACGCCCAGATGGACGTTCTGAGCGCCTTTGCGGACGGCTTTGCCAAGAAGGTGGCCAAGGGTCTGGACCTCATGGCCTTCCACGGCATCAACCCCCGCACCGGCTCTGCGTCCGGCGTCATCGGCACCAACCACTTTGACAGCAAGGTCACCCAGGCCGTGACCATTGCCGCCTCCGACAAGCCCGACACCAACGTGGAGGCCGCCATCGCCCTGGTGCAGGGCGCGGAGCGGGACGTTACCGGCATGGTGCTGGCCCCCAGCTTCAAGAGCGCTCTGGCGGCCCAGACCACTACCGACGGTGCCAAGCTGTACCCGCAGCTGGCCTGGGGCGCAAACCCCGGCGAGGTGAACGGCCTGCGGGTAGAATCCACCTCCAACCTGTCCGCCGGTTCCAGCCTGGACCGTGCGCTGGTGGGCGACTTCATCAACTGCTTCAAGTGGGGCTACGCCAAGGAGATGCCCATTGAGGTGATCCAGTACGGCAATCCCGACAACGATGCGGATCTGGGTGACCTGAAGGGCCACAACCAGGTATACCTGCGCGGCGAGGCCTACATCGGCTGGGGCATCCTGGATCCGTCCGCATTCGCCCACATCAAGGCCAACGCCTAAGGAGGACACGCCATGCTGTACCGCAACAAGCGCACCGGCGCTGTGATCGAGACGCCCTGCCGCGTTTCCGGCGGGGACTGGGAGCCCGTCAAGGCAGAAAAGGCGGCCAAACCCAAGGCTGCCGCCAAGGAGAAACCGGAGGCTGCTGAATGAGCTACGCCACCGTGGAGGACATGACCGCTCTGTGGCGTCCCATGACCGCTGCCGAGCAGGCAAGGGCGTTCTCCTTGCTGGATGTCATTTCGGCCAGCCTGGACGTGGAGGCCCGCAAGGCAGGCAAAGACCTGCCCGCACTGGTGGCCGCTGACCCGGCGCTGGCCATGGTGGCCAAGAGCGTGGCCGTGGATGTGGCCGCCCGCACCCTGATGACCAGCACGAACCAGGAGCCTATGACCCAGATCACCCAGGCAGCCGGCGGCTACTCGGCGTCCGGGTCCTTTCTGGTGCCCGGCGGCGGCCTGTTCATCAAAAAATCGGAGCTGGCCCGGCTGGGCCTGCGCCGTCAGCGGATGGGAGTGATCGAACCCTATGGCTCTGATTAAGGGCATCCCCGTCATCCTCTATGAGCGCACCCAGACCGGCGAGGATGCTTTTCACGCTCCGGTTTACACCGAAACACCGGTCACGGTGGAAAATGTGCTCATCACGCCGGTGGACAATGCCGCCGTGGTCACCGACCTGCAGCTTACGGGCCGCCGGGTGGCCTACGAGCTGTGCATCCCGAAAGGCGACGCTCACCGCTGGGAGGGCTGCACCGTGGAATTTTTTGGCCAGAAATGGCGAGTGTACGGCGGTGCCTCCCAGTACATCGAGGCGCTTGTGCCCCTCGCCTGGAACAAGAAAGTGCAGGTGGAACGGATTGAATAACGTCAAGGTCAGGCTGAACAAGAAAGGCGTCGGCAAGCTGCTGAAAAGCAAGGAGCTGGCCGACGGCCTGAACAGCCTTGCCTTTGCGGCCCAGAGCCGCCTGGGCGACGGGTACGAAGCGGTGTACTACACTGCACCCACCCGTGTCGTGGCCGAAGTGCGGGCGGAAAGCTACGCCGCCCGCAAGGAGAACGCCGACACCAATTCCATTTTAAAGGCCCTGAAATGATCGAAGAAATCATCCTGAATTACCTGCGGGAAAACGGTTTTCCCTGCTTTATGTCCGTGCCGGAGAACCCCTCCGGCAATTTTTGTGTCCTGGAAAAGACCGGCTCCGACTGCGACGAGGGCATTTACACGGCCACACTGGCGGTGCAGTCCTACGGCCACAATGCCTGCGACCATGACGGCACCTTAGGTGCTGCCCAGCTCAACGAGCAGATCAAGGCCGCCATGCAGGCTGCCGACACCCTGCCGGAAGTGGTCTCCTGCGACCTTGTCACCGACTACAATTTCCCGGACACCACCCGCAAACGGCCCCGCTATCAGGCCGTTTTTTCTATCACTCATTACTGACCTGTGAAAGGAGAACTACACATGGCAGACGCAACCAAAGTAACCGCCGCCAAGCCCAAAGTGGGCGGTGCCATCTGGCGTGCCCCGCTGGGCACCCCGCTGCCCACCGACGCCAAGACCGAACTGGACAAGGCTTTTAAGTGCCTGGGCTACGCCTCCGAGGACGGCGTGACCAACAGCAACTCGCCCTCCAGCGAGAACACCAACGCCTGGGGCGGCGACACCGTGCTGACCCAGCAGACCGAGAAGCCCGACACCTTCCAGTACACCCTGCTGGAGGCCCTGAACGTGGAGGTGCTCAAGTCCGTGTACGGCGACGACAACGTCACCGGCACGCTGGACACCGGCATCACGGTCAAGGCAAACTCCTCCGAGCAGAAGGACTGCAGCTGGGTCATTGAGATGGTGATGAAGAACAAGGCGGTCAAGCGCATCGTCATCCCGGATGCCGCCGTCACCGCCGTGGGCGATATCACCTACGCCAAGAGCGCCGTGGGTTACAACACCACCCTGACCGCCGTGCCGGATGCCCAGGGCAACACCCATTACGAGTACATTCTGGGCGGCACTGCTGCCGCCCAGGCCGCTGCCAAGACCAAGGAGGTGCAGGCATGATCACTGCAAAAACTGAATCCGGCTTTGCCATCGAGCTGGAGGACGACGCTCTGGAGGACCAGGAACTGTTCGACGCCATTTCCGGCATGCAGGACGGCAACGTGTTCAGCATGAGCCACCTGACCGAGCGCCTGCTGGGCACCGAGGGCCGCAAGAAGCTCTATGACCACCTGCGCAACGACAAGGGCCGTGTGCCGCCCCAGGCGGTGGCGCAGGCTCTGAATGAACTGCTGACCAGCTTTTCTGCCGGAAAAAACTCTGCATCCTCGCCGAACTGATCGCATCGGACGAGGACGCGCTCATCTGCGATTTCGCGCAATATTACCATGTGCTGGACTGGCGCAGCCTGCCGCTGCGTCTGGCGGCTACCCTTGCTGCCGGCCTGCCGGAGGACAGCCGCAGCATGATGAAGGCCAGCGGCAAGACCGTGCCGCTGCACATCGAGCTGCAAGCCTACACCGCCGACCGCCTGACGCAGATCCTGTGGGGCCTGAGCAACGACACCCGGACGGTGCCCTCTGTGCTGGCAGACCTGCACGGCCTGTCCGCGGACAGCGATACCGACGTGCAGAGCTACGACAGCCCGGAAGAGTTTGAGGCCGCCCTTGCGGCCCTGAAAGAAGGTGGATGACCATGCCGGACGGCATTGAGCTGGCAAAAGCGTATGTGCAGATCGTGCCCTCGGCAGAGGGCATCCAGGGCAAGATCACCGAAGCCCTGGGCGGGGAGCCTGCGGCAGCCGGTGACGCCGCCGGACAGTCCCTCGGTGCCCAGCTGGTGGGCACCCTGAAGAAAGTGATCGCGGCTGCCGGCATCGGCAAGATCATCTCGGAATCCATCAACCTGGGCGGCGCGCTGCAGCAAAGCCTGGGCGGTGTGGAAACGCTGTTCAAGGACAGCGCCGACACCGTTAAGGCCTACGCTGCCCAGGCCTACAAGACCGTGGGCCTGTCGGCCAACGACTACATGGAGCAGACCACCAGCTTTGCGGCCAGCCTGCTGTCCAGCGTCAGCCAGGACACCAACGCCGCCGCCCAGCTTGCCAACATGGCCATGGTGGATATGGCCGACAACGCCAACAAGATGGGCACGGATATGCAGGATATCCAGAACGCCTATCAGGGCTTTGCCAAGCAGAATTACACCATGCTGGATAACCTCAAGCTCGGCTACGGCGGCACACAGGCCGAGATGCAGCGGCTGTTGAACGACGCCACCAAGATCTCCGGCGTGAAGTATGACCTCGGGAATCTGGCCGACATGTACAGCGCCATCCACGTCATCCAGAAGGAGATGGACATCACCGGCACCACGGCCAAGGAGGCATCCACCACCCTGACCGGCAGCTTTGCCGCCATGAAGGCAGCGGCGGAAAACGTGATGGGCAACTGGTCCACCGGTGCCGATCTGACGGAACCGCTGCAGGCGCTGGCCGACACGGCACAGACCTTTCTTGTGGATAACCTGCTGCCCATGATCGGCAATGTACTGGCAGGCATTCCGGAAATCGTTTACAGCCTTGTGCCGGAGCTCCTGCAGACCGGCACCGAGCTGCTCAGCTCCCTGGCACAGGGCTTCACCGAGGGCATCCCGGAGTTCTTCTCCACCGCTCTGCCGCAGCTGCTGGCATTTACAGACCAGCTGCGGGACAACGCGGCCAGCTTTGTGGACGCCGGCCTGAACCTCATCACCCAGCTGCTGAACGGCCTGATCGCAGGCCTGCCGGACCTGATCGCCTATGTGCCCGACATCATCATCAACATCTGCGGGGTCATCAACGATAACATGCCCAAGATCCTGGCGCAGGGCGTGTCCATCATCGTGCAGCTGATCGCCGGTCTTGTACAGACCGTGCCCAGTCTGCTGGCCAACTGGAAAAAGATCCTGGAGGCGGTGCTGTCGGTCATCTCGGCCATCAACTGGCTGAACATCGGCAAGACCATCCTCACCGGTGTGGCCAATGGCGTGAAGAGCATGGGCTCCAGCCTGCTGAACGCCTTCAAGGGCGGCTTTTCCAGTGCGCTTGCCTGGATCAAGAGCCTGCCCTCGCAGGCGGTGCAGTGGGGCAAGAACCTTATCCAGAGCTTTATCAACGGCCTCACCGGCAAAGGCGGTGCGGTTGGTGCAGGAGCCATCGCAGCCACCGCCGGTGCCACAATTGCTAAAACCGCCAGCGGGAACGACTGGTCCTCCGTCTGGGCGAACGCCAACGCCGACGTGGCCGACAGCGCCCAGTCCATGGCGGAGGTGGTCGTCCCGGCCTATACCAAGTCCGGGGACGCCGCCACCAAGGCGGCCAAAAAGACCAAGGCCGCCGCACAGGCCGCCGAGACCCTGCTGTGGTCCCTGCAGGACGCAGGCCACACCGACACCACCAACGCCCTGGGCAAGGTGACCATCCAGACCACCGAGCTCACCGAGCACCTGCGCAAGGGCAGCGAGGAGTATGACCGGCTGACCCGCACCGTGACCGAATCCGGCAAGGAGATGGTGAACGGCGTGGTGAAAAACTACAAGACTGTCACCAAGTATGTCACCGACCACGGCAAGACCACGGCCCAGACCCAGAAGACCTATGAAGAGATCGCTGCCACTGTAGCCAAGACCGTTACGTCTACAACGGATTCCGTGGTCAACGGCATTGCCACCAGCACCAAGACCATCACCGAGACCCTGACCGACAAAACCACGACCCAGAAACAGGTCATCACCGAGACCTGCAACGACATCGTGGACGGGGCGCTGGTCACGGTGGAGCGGGTCAAGACCATTGCCGCCGATGGTGTCCCGCAGATCACCGAGGAGATCAAGAAAGCCTCTGCCAACAGCTTTGACGGCCTCGTCAAGGGCTGGCAGGACGAGGCCGACAAGGGCGTGGTGGGTACCTTCAGCACGCTGGTGACTGCTGTGAAGAAGCAGGACTGGCAGTCTGTCGGCGAATGGGTGCTGTCCACCCTGTACAACGGCCTTGCCCCGCAGGCAAAGCAGCTCATTGACGACTTCGGCAAGAACCTGATCCAGCAGGTCAACGGCTTGCTGGGCAAAGGCGTCAGTGCCGTCTCCAACGGCCTGTGGGATATGGGCGGCGACCTCGCCAAGGGCCTGACCAGCGGCTTTGCGGACGTGCTCACGCAGGCGCAGGGCCTTGGCTCCACCCTCACCGGCATCTTTCAGGGGCTGAAAGGCCCGCTCACTGCGGCTGCCGCTGCCATCAGCACCGGCCTGAAGGGCGGGCTGATCTCCAGCTTCCCGGAGATTTTGGCCTCCATGGGCACCCTGATCGGCTCCATCGGCAGCGCCTTTGTGGGGATGCTGGAAGCCGTCGCGGCGGCACTGTTCCCCACCGGATTCGGTGCCCCGCAGGCGCTGCTCATGATCGCGGCAGGCGTGGCCCTGACCGCTGCCATTGCGGCCATCGTGGCCGGCGTCGGCGGCGCGTTCAAGCGCAAGACCACCCCCGGCATCTCCGGCGGCACTTCCGGCAGTACGACCTCCACGGCATCCGGCTCCCTGTGGGATTACGAGAAGCGTGCCCCGCTGCCGCAGCGCACCCAGCGGCCCAACATCGAGGTCAACCAGTACATTTACAGCAAAGCGCAGACGGCTGCCGACCTGATGCGTGAAGCGCAGTATGAGCAGAGAAGGGCGGTGCTGCAGGGTGTTTGATGCTGTTTTTACCACTGGCACCGGCCAGAGCTTCGCTTTTGGCTATGCCGCCGGCGTGCTGTGGAGCTGCGACCCGCTGGGCGACCTGCCCGTGGAGCTGGAGACCAGCCAGGGCTACCAGCAGGTGGGTGCCACCGTGGACAGCCGGAGCATCTCCGGCGTCACCCGCACCATCACCGGGCGCATCCTGCGCAACGCCGACTACTGCAAGCGCCAGCTGCGGGACATTTTTGCTCCCGGCGTCACCGGCCGCCTGACCGTGGCCGGAAAATACTGGTGTGACGCCGAGGTGCAGCGCTGCCCGGCCATTTCGCCGGCAGTGCTGTGGCCAACCTTCAGTTTCCAGCTCTACTGCCCGAACCCCTACTGGCACAGTGTGGCCAAGACCACGGCAGCCACCATCAAGGTAACGCCCGTGTTCCGGCTGCCGGTGTGCTACACCTCGCATCAGTACGGCATCCGGGAACAGGCCAGCTACATCCGCATCCTCAACAGCGGTCTGGACACCCGGAGCTGGAAGCTCTCGCTGACCGCCCGGGGCGAGGTGGTCAACCCCGGCGTCATCAACCCGGAGACCGGCGAATATCTGCGCTTCATCACGACCCTGCAGGACGGTGACGAGCTGCAGGTCTACCGGGAAAACGGCGAGCTCCGGGTGGAGCGGGTCATCGACGGCAAAGGCTACGACGTCCTTTCGTTGCTGGACGGCAGCAGCACCCTCTGGACGGTATACCACGGGGCGCAGGCATGGCAGCGCACGGCGGATTCCGGCGACGGCTGGCTGTTTCTGTCGCTGACCATGCATGCCGCATTTACCACGATCATCACGGAGGGTTCCAATGGCTGAGATCACATCCGCCCTGACGGCATCCGGGTACAAGAGCCTCTGCGTCTATAACGACCGGCTGGAGCTGCTGGGCCGCATCGAGAGCTGGCTGTCTCTGGTCTGGCCGGAGCGCTACAACGTCTACAGCAACGTGCAGGGGGCTCAGCTGGAGCTCCACGACACCACCGCCCTGCAGGCCCTCTGCCGCCCGGACCGTTATCTCTGGCTGGTCGGCAGCGACCGGCTCATGCGCATCGTGTCGGCCCAGAAAGCCGATCACAAGCTGGTCCTCTACACCAAGGACGCCGCCTGCATCCTCGACGAGCGGGTCAGCACGGGCACCCTGAGCAGCTTTGCCGTGGAGGACACGCTGCGTGGTCTGGTGTCCGGGGCCGCCGCATGGCCCTGCCTGGAGCTGGGCGACCCGGCCGGTCTGGCCGACGCCTACGCCGGAGAGGTCAAGCCCGGCAGCCTGCTCAGCATCGCCGAACAGGTGTGCCAGGAGCTGGACATCGGCTTCCGGGTGCGGTTCGACCAGCAGCAGAACAAGCTGCTGTTTGAGCTGTACCGGCCCAAGCTGGACCCCAACGCCCGCTATGCGCCCCAGTACGGCAACCTGACCGACCTGGCCTATACCGAGAGCATCACGGACTACAAGAACATCTGCACCGTGGTGGGGGCCGACGGCACGGTGACCGTGGGGGCCACCGACAACACCGGGACGGCCCGGCGGGAGATGCTGCTGGATGCCTCCAGCAAGAAAAAGGAGGACGGCCAGTCCCAGAGCGAGTACCTTGCCGCCCTGCGCACGCTGGGCGAGCAGGAGCTGGCGAAGCACACCCGGCTGGAGAATTTTGAGTTCACCCCCACCGGCCCCGTGACGGTGGGCAAGGTGGTGGCGGCCAGCCTGCCCGGCACCGACATCCAGGCAGCGGCCCGCATCACGTCGGTGACCCTGCAGTCTCAGAAGGGTGAAAATACGGTCAGTACCGAGATCGGCACCCCCATCCTCAGGAGGAAAAACACATGAGCATCATTACCTATCCGCTGGACGGCGTGACCTACAGTGCCGAAGATGTAGCCACCTACCTGTGCACCCGCACGTCCGGCGTCTACGCAAAGGACAGCAATTTCGCCGTCAGCATCACCGGCACCCGGCAGATCACCATTGCCCCGGGCCTTGCCTGGATCAACTACGACGACTTCAAAGGCGTGTCCGTTTGCAGCCGGGAGGACACGGTGCTGACCGTGCCCGACGCCGACAACACCCTCAACCGGGTGGATCGTGTGGTGCTGCAGTTTGATACGTCGTCCAACCTCACCGCCATCCGACTCAATACCGGCACGCCTGCCGTGGCCGCTCAGCCGCCCGACATCCTGCAGAACCACAACCAGTACGAGCTGGGCCTGTGCACGATCTCTGTCCCGGCGGGGTCGGCGGCGGTCACCTCCGCCGACATCACCGACACCCGCACCGATGAGGCCGTCTGCGGCCTCATGCGGGACGGCGTCACCGGCATCCCCACCGAGACACTGCTGGCCCAGTACACCGCCATCCTCACCGCCATGCAGCAGAGCGGCAACGCCCAGCTGCAGCAGCTTGCGGAGAGCATCAAGGCGGTGGATTCCGGCAGCTTCTACACCAAAGAGCAGGCAGACGCCAAGTTCGGCACGCCTGCCACGGCTGACCATCTAGGCTCCGTAAAAGTTGGCGCTGGCCTCGGCGTGACAAATGACGGCACCCTGAGCGTGACCAGCGTCAACGGCTTTACGGTCAAGGCGCAGACCACCGACCCCGGCGTGGGAAGCGCTCTCGACACAGGCACTGTCCTGCTGGTGTACGCATAAGGAGGTGTGCGCATGAGCATCTATCTCGGTGCCGGGAGCACGGCACACAAAATGTCCAAACTCTATGTGGGCGTGGGCGGTCAGGCCCGGCAGGTGCAAAAGGTGTACGTCGGCATAAATGGTCAAGCCCGGCTCGTCTATCAAAGCGGCAGCCCCATAGGCAGTCTGGCCGTGGGCAGCATCGTTAAAATCAAAGTAAATGGTTCTTCCAGAAACTTTATCGTTGTCCATCAGGGCAAGCCGTCCAGCGTCTATGACGATAGCTGCAACGGTACTTGGCTGCTGATGAAGGACATCTACGAAAGCCGCCAGTGGGATAGCTCGAACACCAACGATTATGCCAACAGCACCATCCATTCCTACCTGAACAGCACGTTCCTGAATCTGGTCGAGTCGAGCGTCAAGAACGCCATCAAGCAGGTAAAGATTCCGTATCGCAAGGGCCACGGTACGTCAAAGACCGTCACCAGCGGCTCGAATGGCCTGTCTGCGAAGATTTTCCTGCTCAGTGCGACCGAAACGAGTTTCAGCTACGGCTCTATGCCGAGCGGCGAGGGTGCAGAGCTAGCCTATTTCAAGGGCTGTGCAGATCTTGATTCGGATTCCAAGCGTGTTGCCTATCTCAACGGTTCTGCCACCAGCTGGTGGCTCCGCTCTCCGGGCTGCAACATCACCTACAAACGCGCGCTGGCCGTCGGCTCCGATGGCAACTGTGGCGACGCCAACTGCTCCAGCTCGCTCGGCATCCGCCCCGCTTTGATCATGCCGTCCACCACGCTGGTGGACGAGAGCGGCAATGTGATTGGATAAGGAGGCACTGTATGGACACTAAAATCAAGCCCGGTTACACCGCTCCGGCGGCAAAAGCCGATTACACCGCCATTGCGCAGGCCGTGAGCGAGCACAACGATGCTGCACAGCCCGGCCAGCGCTACTGGGGCGTTGCACTGGCAGACGGCACCTACATGGTGTACGAGGCGGGCACGGTACCACCCCCACCGACCGCCGAGGAGCTTGCTGCGCAGGAAGAGGCCGCCAAAAAGCAGGCCGAGCGGGAGGCCTTACCGGACACGGTCAAGGCACTGCAGGCCGCGCAGGCGGACACGGACGCCCTGGCGGTAGATCAGGAATACCGCGTCGCCATGCTGGAGCTGGGGCTGACCGACGACACCACCACTGACACCACCACATAAGGAGGTAAACCTATGTTGTATCGTACCTGTAAACGCCTGATCGAGCGCGGCCAAACCGCTGGCCTTGCGGAAAAAATTGATGTTTTTTACGCCCTCGGCCGCATCACCGAAGCCGAGTACAAAGAGCTGACCGAGCTGCTGGAGACCAAGACCGGCAGCAAGAGCGAGGAGTGAGCCTATGGCAATCAAACAGTACAGCCTTGCCAAGGACGGTGCCAGGCAGCTGGCACCGGGCTTTAAGGTGCGCGAGTTTCGCTGCCGGGACGGCAGCGACGCCATCATGATCGACCAGACCCTCGTGGTGCTGCTGCAGGCCATCCGGGAGCACTTCGGCAAGGCGGTGGTCATCACCAGCGGCTACCGGACGGCAGCGCACAACGCAGCCGTGGGCGGCGCTAAGAGCAGCCAGCACCTGCTGGGCCGGGCGGCAGACATCCAGGTGGCCGACACCCCCGTGGAGGATGTGGCCGCCTACGCCGAGAGCCTGATGCCCACATGGGGCGGCGTGGGCCGCTACCCGGTCAAGGCTGGCCGCACCAAGGGCTGGGTGCATGTGGACACCCGGCCCAATAAATCCCGCTGGACGGGGTGAGGGGGTGATACCAATGTGGCCTATTATTGTTGCCGCAGGCATTCCGACGGGTGTTCTGGGCTTCTTCATCTGGTTGCTGGAACGGCGCATCGAACGCCGGGAAAAGCAGCAGGAAGCTGCCGAGAAAGCCCGTGAAGAGTTTGAGACCCACCTGTATGAAAGCTCCCTTGCAGCCATTGCGCTGGGGGAAGCTACCGCCCGGGCCGTGCAGCGCATCCCGGATGCCCACTGCAACGGCGATATGCACGCCGCCCTCGACTACGCAGCCGAGGTGAAGCATAAACAGCGTGATTTTGTCGCAAAGCGCGGCATCAGCGCAATCATCAACTGAGAGAAAGGAACTGACTATGAATAACCTGAACAACAAGATCTCCGCCGGTACCATCGCCCGCACCGCCTGCCTGCTGCTGGCCCTGACTAACCAGATCCTCAGCGCCTGCGGCAAGCCCATCCTGCCCATCGAGAGCGCCACCGTGGAGCAGCTGGTCACCGCTGGCATCACCACCGTGGCGGCGCTGATTGCGTGGTGGAAGAACAACAGCTTCACCCAGGCCGCCCTCGCTGCCGATGAGGTCTACGAGCAGAAGAAGAACAGCGTGCACTGAGCGCACCGCTGCAAGTCCATAGCATAGCAACAGCCCCGGGAGCCATCTGGCCCTCGGGGCTGTTTTTGTTTGCGTGTGCTGCCATGTGTCGGAAAGTGTTGCATTTTCCTGCATTGGTAGTTATAATGGTTTGGTAGTAAAATATGGTAGTAGTTTGGAAGTTCTTCTATTTTATCCGTTTTCTTTCGCACGGGGTCATTCTGTATAAATGGAAAATCCCCCGCAGTTTTCACGAAACTACGAGGGATTTTCTTGGCGGAGTAGGAGGGATTTGAACCCTCGCGCCGTTGTTTAGACGACCTACGCCCTTAGCAGGGGCGCCTCTTCGGCCTCTTGAGTACTACTCCAGAGCAAAGTGCGTTACACTTATTCAATAAAAAATGGCGGAGAGAGTGGGATTCGAACCCACGGTACGTTGCCGTACGGCAGTTTTCAAGACTGCTTCCTTAAACCACTCGGACATCTCTCCTTGTGGACACTCGCCTTACGCCGTGTCGAATGCCTATTTAATTTACCAGATTTGCCGCGTGCTGTCAAGCCTTTCTGCAAATTTTTTCAGGATGGTGGGAAAAGCCGCCGTCACCCACAACCTTTTTTTGCTCCGCTTGCAGAAAGCTCTTTACAGAAACACCTTTTTGTTGTATAATAAAGTCATCAAAAGAATCCCCCTCTGGATGTAAAGGAGAATTACCATGTCGTTTTCAGAGCTATTGAAGCAGTGCCGCAAAAAACAGGGCGTGAGCCAGGCAGAACTCGCCGCAAAGCTCGGCGTGACCCAGCAGGCCGTCGGCAAGTGGGAAAGCGGCAAATCCTCCCCCGACCCCTCCACGGTGGCCCGCATCGCGGAGCTGCTGAACACCACGGCAGACTATCTGCTGGGGCTGTACCGCCCGGTGAGCAACGTGTCCGCCCCGGAAGAGCGCTTCTTTGGCAGCTATTCCGAGAGCTTGATCCCGGTGATCGGCACCGTGAAGGCCGGTTACGGTGCTCTGGCCTTTGAGGAAGACTACGGGCAGGAGTATGCCCGCGTGAAGGATCCCTCCAACTATTTCTATCTGGTGGTGCGCGGTGACAGCATGGAGCCCCGCATCCAGGACGGTGACCTGGCCCTGGTGCACAAGCAGGACACGCTGGAAAACGGCGACCTGGGCGTGCTGATCTACGGCGACGAGGGCGAGGGCACCCTGAAGCGCTACATCCAGCGCGGCAACTGTGTGGTGCTGCAGCCCTTCAACCCCGCCTACAACGAACTGGTGATCAAGGGCGAGGACCTGAACCGCCTGCACATTGCCGGCCGCGTGGTGGAGACCAAGGCCAAGTGGTAA